CGGGGTCCACTAGTGGACTTGTCCACTATTCGGTTCTGTATATTTCAACAGAACGATGCCTTTTCACACCAGAGAGGGAACTTGGGAACATGGCGATAAAATTGAGAGGTTTACCCGGATTTGATACCCGGGGATTACCCGACGATTATGATCCTCATAAGTTTTATGAGTATCGCTATGAAACCCTCGTTCAATCAGCAACAGGTATCGAGAGTTTTGCGTATAAGTACATACCTAAAAGTTTGCTACTTAGTTCAGCGTTCGCGCTGGACATGCTAGCACCCTTTAAGGTTGCATCTCATCGCATTACTCCTGCTAATCGTACTCGAAAGCGGTCGACAGCCTCTGTTTTACAGTTGCGGTCTATCCGAACGTGGAAGCATAACGAAAGCAAAACTCAGATTCCTAATTATAGGAATATAAGTGTTTGCTGGAGTCCTGCCCACTTAAGTACGATTATCTATGATAACACGACGTCAGTGGCTACTACCACGCAGCCACCTTTGGTCGATGAAATCATCGATACTACTTCTCGGACAAGGTTAATGGGTAGTGAACAAGGTACGATGAGATTTTTCAAATCGTACATTAATTCACCATCTAGGCACCTTACCCTTGATGATCGATACCAATATATTTACCATCCCGCTGTGGGTATTCCAAGCGCTAGCTGCATTGCTGTCGGTGGTACCGGCAACAATTCAGCGACGGGCACGGAACACACACGGGTGGAAATTGGTCCGACTGCTGCTGTATTCTTCCAAAACTCCTTGGATACTCTTCGAACTTCTGAATACGCCTACCTGGACCAGCTTATTGCTAAGCAGGCACCAGGTTTGCTTAAAGAGTGGTCGCCTAATAAGCGATCTTATACTCTGTTCAGAAATCTAGTTGAGTTGCGCGATGTCCCAAGGTCTGTTGCATCACTGCAAGAGTCCTTGAAGGCATTCGGCAAGCTGTATGCTTCCTTATCTACTAATAGAACGATACGAGACGCCATTTTTAGTCTCGGACCGGTCCTTAAGCAGATCCCCAATGAGTACTTATCGTACCATTTCGGATGGAAGCAGCTATACAAGGATCTAATGGAGTTGTTAGCATTACCGGAGGCTATGTCTAAGAAATACTCATTTCTTATTCGTAGGGCCGGGAAGCCAACAACCTTCAGGAGCACTGTCAAAACGTTTGATAGTGCAACTGTTGGGAACGTCCCCGGTTTTAGCTATACGGGCGGCGGATCTTTAGAGTATGGTAACTCTGAAAGTTCTCGAGTTCAGAGAAATTCGACGGTGCAGTTAGTAATAAATGCAACGTTTGATTTCCCCGAAGTCAATGCTGCCTCGTTCCGATCTCATTCCTTTCTGGATAGGATCGGCTTAGTCCCTCGTCCGACGGATATTTATAATCTTATCCCTTGGACTTGGCTCCTTGACTGGTTTACTGGACTTGGCAATTATGTCGAAATTATCGACAATATGGCCAGGGACAATACTCTAGTCAATTGGGGTTTTATCACCGCGAAAACCAGCGGTGTTTTAACGACTGAGTTTAAGTCTAAAACCGATAACCGCAGCTACGTCATAGAGGATTTCGTTGGAAGTACGACCTCAATAAGTACTACTGAGAATCGTCATTCCAGCTCTCTTCATTACGAATGTCAAATTCGTAAAGACGTTGCTACGGTCCTTGATGTGAAAACTACCTGTGAGCCGAATTTATCGGCCTATCAGAAGTCGATCCTAGGAGCCATCCTGGCCCAGAGGAAAGATGCGCTTAGTCCGTCGCCATTCCGGCCTCGGACATAATCACTTTTCACAAGGAGACGTCTATGTTGCCTGATCCAGTAACTATTACTGCCGCCAGCCCTACCCCCCAGTTGACCTTTGCTTTGGTCAAACAGGACGGATATGGTTCTGAAAGGCGTGATGCTGCTAACGGTTATACCGTTATCACCAACCACGGATTTCAGAAGGGTGGAGGCGATAAGCACTATCTGCAGATGCAGAAAACTGTTATCGCTCCCGACCCGCTAACGGGTGTTTCACGTAAGCAAACTGCTTCCGTGAGTCTCACTATGGTCCGACCCGCTTTTGGTTTTACCGATGCAGACTTTGTAGCATTGGCAAAAGCTTTGAGCGATTATCGTGACGATACAGAAGTTACGACGCTTAAGCTCATACAGTTCCAGTCCTAACCTCTTCAAGGTCAGACATATACTATGTCTAATCGGGATGGTTATTATCTGGACTTGTGTGTCGCTGCTTTGCTTCGTGGCGGGATGGTGCTGGGCATTCTGGCTGTTATGGCCATGATGTCCGGTTGCTCCCCGTTTCCGACCGCAAAGGACATCTTACCAAAGATGTCAAGCGATGCCCTTTCATTTCAGGGCGGAGAAGGCGATCAGACTCGGAATCAACTACCTCAAAGAGGTTGTGATGAAAAGTCCGATAGCTCTCTTAGTAGGCCTATTCCATGATCTGGAAAGGCTTAATCCTGGTGTGCAAGGCCTTGATCGCGATATTGAAACGATCAAGAGACGGTTCGAAAACGAAGGCTACGGATTCCTAGCCGTAGCTTTACCTGCCTTAGGTCAGGCCTTTCTACAAGGCCTGTCAACGGGCAAGTTCACCTGCCCCATCGGCTTTAAAAGGCTGAAGGGGGGAGCAATCCCGAGATTTCTCTCAGGTATGCTCCGTGAAGTATTCGAACCAGTATCCGGGCAACTTAAAGAGGCTCCCGATCAGGGAGTAGTGACCGACCTTCATCAGGTTTGTCGACTCTTTAAGAAAACTCGTCTACAGCCGGAAGATGCTGACTTTTTGCATCATAAAGCGGTGGACGAATTTTACCAGTGCGATGGCGTGGCGGCTCAGGTTATTATTCCTGAGCGACACGACCATCTCATTGGTCGTGTGAGTAAACTGATCTTAAACACCCTAAACTCAAAGGATGTCGAAAATGCAGCGTACAAACACGGCCCGGGTGCCGTCAAAGAAGGTTACTCGACGAACCAGAAATGGCTCGCCTTGTACGAAGCCGTCAAGAGTGACGACTTCGAAATCCAGCGTGCAGGCCTCTGGGGGATTGAAGAAACAGTCCCCAAAGAACTTGTACGAGAAACACGCCCCACTGAAGTTCGTCGTGGACCTAAAGTCCCCGATGAGCGCAGACCACCAAGTAAGGCGGTTCCAGCTAGATCTCGCTTACGAGCGTTATCTAGAGGAGATAGGGATGTTCTCATAGGTGCTGGATTCTCCGACCTAGACGGAGCTTCGAGAAGCAGTGCGAAGCTAATTTCTGTCGAGAAGGATTCTTCCTCTCGCAGAACAATTACGGTTGAGCCAATGCTAAAACAGTTCGTTCAGCAGGGGCTCAATATCCTTCTCCGAGATAGCATCAAGGAGTGTAGGATCTTGCGTAATAGCATAGCACTTACCGACCAAACGTTCAACCAAAAGTTGGCGTTGGAAGGATCCCAGTACGACAACTGGGCAACCATCGACCTGAAATCGGCGTCGGACCTCTTGAGTGTTTCACTCGTGAAGTCTGTATTCCAAAATCAGGAGCCATTTCTTGGCTACATGATGGATTGCCGTTCTCCCATAGTAACCTGTGTGGGTAAACCCCCACTGGTCTTAGGGAAATTTGCCGGAATGGGAAACGCCTTAACATTTCCAGTCCAAAGTATCTGCTTTGCAGTGGTATGCATCGCAGCTATACTAGACGCTGAGGGCACTGCCCCCAGCTACTGGAGTGTTAGGCGAGCTTCTCGGCGTATTCGCGTGTATGGTGATGATATTATCATACAACGCAAGTACGCTCACCAGTGTGTGGACTGGCTAACTGCTGTTGGTTTGAAAGTCAACAGCAAGAAGAGCTTTCTCGAAGGAAACTTTAAAGAAAGCTGCGGTGTCGACGCGTTTAGAGGAGTTGACATAACTCCTCTTTATATTAGACACCGTCCAGACCAAACCGAGGCTAGTCCAAACGTAATTGCTAGCTTTATAGAACTGAGTAACCACTTGTGGTTACGCGGACTCTACGCGGCTAGCACCTGTATCAAGAATGAAGTGGAAAGGACCCTAGGAAGGTACCTCCCATTTGTATCTCGATGGTCAGGAGCGTTTGGGTGGCATACTCATCTCGACACTCAGACAGTACATAAGTTCTGTCGGAGTACGCATAGGTTCCAAACCAGAACACTTGCGCTGGCCTCTATAAAAAAGAGTGACCAGTTGGATGGGTATCCTGCTTTGCTCAAGTGCCTTTCGCAAGCTCGACTCACCGCCTCCCAGAAAGGAGAAGATGAGATTAAGAGCATACGTAAGGTCTCAAAGAGTCTTTTTCCGAAGCCTAAGGCGACGGATTTAGATCACTTGGACAAAACCTCAATGCGCTATAACTGGCGCATTAAGCCGAGGTGGGTGCCGACCCGAGAAGGGTCGGTTTAATCTCGCTCGAGTAAATGAGCGAGTCAGAGATGGCATCTTAATACAGTTAGGATTTGACAGAAGTCTCTTCCTCGGGCTTCTCTCATTGAGAGAAAGTCCCTGTATTAGCTTGAGGCCTGATCCCGC